ACAGGCTATTGCTATTGAACCTGAACCCAAATGTGTATCAAGTATTTTGTCGTTTTCTTTTGCGTAGTTCATTAAAAGCCATTCATAAAGTTGTATAGGCTTTTCGGTTGGGTGGATTCTCTTTTGTTTGTTCTTCATATTTTGCTGAATCATACCATTCCATCTCCATTTAAAATTTCTTACCGCAGTTTTAAAACTTGCATAAGCTAACTCACTATCAGCAAAATCCCCTGTATTATCTTTATCCCAAACAATCCAACAACTACTATTTGCGTTGGGTATATTTTGAATAAAGTGATTAGCACCCCAAATAATTTGATTTTTTGAAACTCTGAATAATTCTAAAAAATAACTTTCGTCGGGGGTGGAATTATCCCATCCTTTATACTCAAAATGCTTTTTATTATGCTTAGACTTCTTACCCTTATAAACCTCTTTTCTTTGACCATCTTTGCCAATACCATAAGGAGGGTCAACAATAGCCAAATCAAAATAATTATCAGGATATTCTTTCATTCCTGTAATACAATCCATATTATAAACTTCCGATAATGCCAAAGGATAATAATTTAAAATTCAAAATAAAAACGGTGTATAACAATATGTATGCGTCGTATCGGCTATGCGCCGATACGACGCATACAAAAAACCGTTGTGCATAATACTAAAACAGCGTTCCATTAATTCTTTGCTCAGCTATTTTAAAATATTCGTCATTCATTTCAATACCTATAAAATCTCTGTTTGTGTTTTTACAGGATACGCCCGTACTACCTGAACCCATAGTTAAATCCACTACCAAATCATTTTCGTTGCTAAAGGTTTTTATCAAATCTTCTAATAATAAAACAGGTTTTTGCGTTGGATGATAACCGTCATAATCTTTTTTGTATTTTAAGATATTGCTTTTGTATTTATTGCCTTCCCATAAATTAAAAGTGCTATTACAATATCTATTGTTCATCTCTGTTAATTCTTCAAATGAGATAGGAAAATTATATATTTGGCTAAGCAAGTCCCAATGTTTTTTATTTATAGGTTCTATTTGGTTATAGTTCCAATCTAATTTATGCTTTGCTATTGTTTTTGCACTCGCAATGCTTGAAGCAATCCCACTATTAAAATATAAGTCTATTATCTCTCTACTGTTGTAATAATATCCCCATTCTTCTTGAACTTCTTTTAATATTGGTCTTATTGGATTTGATAAACTACTATCAAACTTTTGATTAAATACTAAAACTTCTTCTACATAACTTACAGGTGCTTTATTTACACTTAAAGCATTTGCAAAATCATTCTTTTCCCAATACATTTTATATAAAAATGGCATTTCAAAAAGACTATTATTTATCAGCTCATTAGAATAAGGCTCTTGGCTAAATAAAACCATTTTGCCATTTTTACGGAGTATTCTATTTGCTATTTCAAATATTTTTTTTGGCTCAATGGCTTTATCCCATTTTTCAGCAGTATTTAATTTAGTGTAGTTACCGCTTTTTTCTTTCATTTTAACCACGCCATAAGGTAAGTCCGTTAATATTAAATCAACGCTACCGCTTTCTATTTTATCGCTTTCAATAAGGCAATCGCCTTTGTATAATTTCATTCTATTTAGTTTTTCTGTTAATAATACCGTACTATGCACAACAACGTATAAAGTGCATTAAAACGCACCTTATACTAAACGTTACCCTTAATGTTAAAAAAGGGTTTGTTGCTTTCTGCCGGGATCACTTGCTTTAATTAAAAAGCCCTGTAAATCAAGCGATTACAGGGCTTTTATTTTTTAAGTGGTCGTGTCAGTGGTCGTTTTCTTATTTTTTTTGCGCCTTGCAAGTAGTATGAATAAAAGAATGACACACCAGCAAAACCAAATATCGTACAATAAGGCATCGCCCGTTATCAGTATTAAAAATGCAGGAATAACGATAGTGCCTAAAAATATTGCTTTCAATATGTTTTCATTCATACTTACCTTATTGGGTTACAAAATCCAATGTTAGTGTTCTGTCGTCTCCTGTTAATGCCGCTGGATATACCAGTAGGTCTTTCTTTTTATTAGTTGTTTGGACATTCGCAAAAATCTTATCCGCACTATTTACATTCTGTACGATGTCTGCGTAAGAAATAGTTTGCGCATTTCCTGAGCCATCAAACATAAAATTATTTTCATCGGCATTATATAACCTGGGGCACCTTGTAAATTGAATTTCTGTTTCGGCGTTGTTGTGGTGTTTACCTGCTACGTTGGTATTATTATTTCCGTCGGCTGCCGTTGTGTTGTCGGTAAGACTTGGAATTTTTACACCACTGGCAAGCCTAAAGCCTTGAGTTATGTTCCAGTGAAAATTATCCTGAGTGTTTGCCCAGAAGTTAGTAGTGTTTACGTTGGTGGCTGTTCCGTGATTTGCATTTGCCGCCGTGTTATAAATCGTTGTTCCGCTGTTTTCTGAAATTGGATAATGCGCACTTAAACCCGCTGTCACTTTCTCGCCGTTATAAATTGTTGTTCTTTCCGTACCATCTAATTCAGATGTAAATAATCTTACATCGGCAAGGCGACCGCCGAAATTACCAAAACCCTCGAGACGAGCGAGGTCTAAGTCAGAAGCTGTAAAAGCTGTATCGCTTGTTATTATTACATGATACCAAGTTGAAATAGCCGCAAGTGTCGAACCTGCTGCATTGTCAACATAGATATTTGTGGTTGCTGCGGCAAAGCCATTAATTGTAACGGTGCCGTTTACAATAGTAATATAGTCGGTGCCGTTTAAGTCGATTACGTAATCTGTATGACTGGTAATATCATCGGCATAAATCCAAAATGAAATAGATTTTATAGCACCGCCTTGGTTGCCAATGTCGATATAATCGTCTGTGCCGTCAAAGGTGCCGCAATGGCTGTTTACAAATTTTGCATTATACTTGACGCGGTTGGTGTAGTCCAGGGCTGAACCTGTCACGTCGTTGGCTGTGTCGGATTCGTCTCGAGGGACCAGGACGCCGCCCGCACCGTCTGAATAGCCGAAATCGTTTTGCCAGCTATTTATTACGTCTTTGTGCGTTGTGTGAAAAGTCGATACGGTGGCGTTATTTATGGATCCGTCATTTCCATTGCCGGAAGAATCATACGCCGTAGTTCCGGCGCTTTCATCCATTTTTAATAATAGCATTAAATCAGACATAGTTAAAGTATCTGGAATTGCGCCGTTATCATCGTAATCACTTGTTACTTGTGTGGCTGTCCATTCTACATCCCAAATTTGGAAATTATACATTAGTTGCTCACCATAGCCGCCACCGTCATAAGCTCCAACGAATAGGTTCGTTGTAGATTGGTTTATGGATCCAGTAAAGCCCGTATTTGTTCCTTCTAGGGTTCCGTTTACATATATTTTTATTGTGTCTACCCCGTCAAAGGTTCCTACTATATGATAGTGTGTATCTGCCGCAAAGCTGGTAGTACTACTTGCCGTAGTCCATCCCGTCCCATTATGTACAGACATCCCGAATTTACCCGCCGTTGTTCCAAGACCGGTAAATCCGTAGTTTATACCGTAAGCATCAATTTTGTGGCAAATCATATCATTTGCGGCAATGGTAGAACCGGGGCGCACATTTACTCGAATTGTAAAGGCGCCGCTTATTTGAATGTCCGTTGAATTATTTACCTCCACGTAGTCATCGGTGCCGTCAAAAGAGTAACAGCGTCCTTGGTGCTGTGTTCTGGTTTGACTACCTACAAAGTCAATCATTTCTTTTCCAGAAAAATTAACGGTATCTTTCATAAGCCAAGCAAGCCAGCCAGTAGCAGGTGCTGCTACTGCGGTGCTATAATCTATTTTGTTTGCTATTCTGAGTGCTAAAGGCATTTGCATTTTATTCTACTTTTAAAATTATATTTAATCCTTCCGGTGGTGTTGTTGCAAGTGCTGTTACTTCGAATTCGATTACGTCATTACTTGCAATTGAAAAACTACCAGGACTTAGTGTTTGGTTTTTTATTGTGGGCTGTGGTGTTATGATAGATAGAGTAATTACAGAACTGCCATTTTTTCGAACGATTATAGTTGTAGTCCCCGTCCCATCGGGACCAGTAGTCATCCCCAAAATAATTTTTTTTATAGACTTGCCGTTCAGGTCAGTACCTGCTACAAAAAAAGTTTTTAAATACCCTATGGTCCAACTGGTGCCCCGGTCTACCGATGGGAAATTTAAATAAATTGCGCCCGTGTCGGAAGTGTCGCCGACCGTTTTGACGCTTGTCCCGTCATAGTATTTTAGTCGATTGTCTTTATAAAGAAGTTGCCCCTCATTAGTAGGTTCGGATGTTTGGGTATTTAGATTTAAGGAATCTGTTGTAAGGGTGCCGTCGTTGTGTGAAATTTCAGTAACCGGAGAAGACGAACTATCATTATAAGCCTTTATTCCATCTCCATTAAATACGATACCCGCAGTGCTACCATTTCCGGCATTCTCTGCGGTGTCCAATGTAATGTCATCGGCAACTAATAAATGTGAAATGGCGTTATTTTTCTCAAAAACTTCGTTAAAATCGCTTTGAGTACTTAGGGAACTGGTGGGTATTACTATTTGACTACCCGGACCAATTGCATCCGTTAATGTAGTAGATTGTACATTTATAGTGTTGTCGCCGCCATAGACCGTCCCTGTACTCGTAAATGTTTGAATAACACCCGTTTCAGCGGAAACCACCTGAAAAACGGTTCCTGTACTTATTACTCCATTGTTGCCAGTGGGACTAATAACTATTTGATTAATGTTTGTTCCTGAAGTTATTCCGGTTGATACTACCCCTACGCTTGTGCCAGCTGGAACCGCACCATTGGGAGAACCACCACCCGACAAACCACTATCGCCGCCACTCGTATCATTTCCTAGTGGTGGATTTGCGGTTGGTACGGGTTCCTCGGGGTCAATTACTACACCCGTATCATCAATAGCAATATGAAACCACTCGCCAGACCATTCTTCAGAATTAGCCGTAAAACTGCCACCAATAAATAACCACTTGGAACCGTCAAAACCTAAACGACTAAACGCATCTATTTTACCTCTTATCGTTCCGTTGTATTTTTTTACCGGGACTGTTTGCCCAGATAGTATTTCTCGTATTACAAGCTCTTGGATTTTATAAGCATCGCCGGTATCGTCTATTTTCCATGCGCTGGAATTCTCCCAGCTGCTACCGTTGTAAACTTCCAAACGTCCAGGACTATTTGCGGTCGGACCATCTGCAAAGACGGTTTCAAATCTAAATTCTTTTGTATTACCCGCATTACTAGAATTGCTTACTGAATATATGCGCCCGCCCTCTATGCTGCTGCTTCCTTCTTTAATCGTCAATGACGCATCGGTGATCGTCCATTCATCTAAACTCACCACATTACTATCTACTGCGGCACCGTTAAGGTCTAAAAGATTTACTAATTCTATATCAACATCTAGTGTGTTTGTCCCTGACTGTTGAACCAAACTAAGTGCGGGCGTTTCAAATGCTATGCTTATAATTCGGCTTTCCTCAAAAGTATTGTTGCCGCCTGGGTCGTAGTCAATAAATTGATTAATAAATTGCGATGATATTTCGTAGTAATCCTCTGAGCTTGACCAAAAATGATTACTAAAAGAAATAGTACCATTGTTGTTTATTGCATCCCGGCTATACCAATATGTGCCCCACTTGAATTTTATGCGGAAAGCACCTCTAAAATTCACTCCATCGCCTTCATTTAAGGTGGATGTAGTTTTAAAATAAAGGTTTCCACTAAAAATAAAATTTGTTGGTTCATTTTGAAAATCGCCGACCTCAAAATTTACGTGTGAGGTATTATCCCAAGTTGTCCCCTCGAGTAGGTTTTCTACCTTTTCATGCTTGTAAAATAGCTCTACTTTTTTTAATGCTGGAAAATTGGTAAATCTACCTTGCGTCTTTCTGGCAAAGCTGGAAGATTGGTTTATAGTTACTTCGTTACTGGCTGTCGTTGTTGTTGAAAGTTTGGTGCCTGCTTTGTCGTATATGTGCTCGGTGAATTGCGTGTCTTTCCTTTCGTTTATTTGCTCAAATCTCAAAGTACCACCGGACATATAAAACTTTGCACCCATTAGCTGAGCTAAGTTCTTTAACACTTGGTAGCAGCTCATATACTTTTTATTGCCAAGTTTGTCAGTCCTGTAAAATACTTTGTGTGCGACTCTTGTAAGGGTTAAAGGGTCTAAGGTCGCCGCGTATGGGTGAGCGTCATCATACCAATTACACACTACCTTTAAAAAATTTTCTGTAGTGTAAAAGTAGGGAATATTGGTTTTGTTGATAATGTTATAAAGATGGTCTAAAAGCGTTGCGGTTCCAGAATAGGCGCTACCGCTGTTGTTATAATCGACTTGGGAAAGTTTGCCTAAGCCATCAACACAAGAAATTGAAAAAACACGGTTTGGACTTGTGTCCATTTCTTCTACTATATCCATTAGGACTTCTCCCACCCACACAATAGCACCACTTCGTGTTACTTTTATTTTAAATCTTCCTTCCTCTGCTGCTCCTAAATCCATTAAAAATGTTTCATGGTCGCTATTTTGGATCACCATAAAAATTGTAAGATAGGAAGAAAGGATCGGATTAAAACGACCTTCATTTTGCCCTTGGTACTCAAGAGTAAAACCTTCGCCCGCTGTTGTGAAATCTATCACACTTCCTACATAGTCCGTATCATCAATTTCTACTTTATAGGCGCTGTCAAAAACTGTGTTAAATTCTGTTTTTAATCTAATAGCCATTTTTAATCCTTTAAAAAAGCAATCCTTATTTATCGGATAAACAAGGATCGCGCAAAAACAATAGGTGTTACGATACCTATTTTAAGCGACATTTACGTTTTCTGGTAAGCCGTCGCTTGTGGTTTCAATGTCTTCCTTCTTTGTAGTTCTGCAAATGAGTCGCGCTATTGCCTTGACTCCAATTAAGATTTCTTGTGCGTCCTGTTCGGTTTCTTTGTCCTCTAAAACCAATGTGCGCAAAGTATCGTTAATGCCCTCGCTTTGCTCATTCGTCATAGTCGCAAGTTCTTCACCTACTTCGTCGATACCTTCCACCGCGTCTTGGACTGCTCTAACTGGTGAAAAAAGGTGAACTATATCGTCACCTTTAATTTTTTTGTCTTTGAAAATTTTTGCTAATGCTTCCAATACGGAAACGGCGCCTTTTCCTGCGTCGTGCGTTTGGGTAGGATCTGTTAGAATGCCGCTTGTTGCCATAATGTAAAATTTATTGGTTGAAGAAATATTTAAACCTAGTCCAATAATTGCATCAAATTTTTAAGCCGTTTGTTATTAGGATTTCTATAACAATGATTTCGCTCGTTATGACTGCACATACATGGTAGGTTTTCATCGGTAATACATTTTCGCACAACTCGAGCGTCGGCGAAAATGTGTTTTTTGTCGTTTGATAATTTGGCGGTCCATTCAAGAGCAGTGTAACCGCCTTTAATGTTTTTGTGTCTATTTATAAAACACTTTGTTTCTCTTCCTTTTAGAATTTCTTTAAATTCTGCTTTGGTCGCTTCTATATCGTCCGGGTGAATAAAATCTATTACTTTCCTTTTTGTTAGTTCTATTGTTGGAATTTTCAATTCCCTTTCCCAGGCACCATTTAACAGTTCAAATTCCCCACTAATGTTTAAAATGCACCTTAGAACCAAATTACTATCAAAATAGGCCTTGAAAAACTCTCTAAACATAAATGCAGATAAACCATTTATTGCGCGGTTTTTACTTTGTGTTAGTGCTGCGTTTGTCATTTTTTAGCGTTTGTCTGTTTATGTTCCAATAGTGTAAGCTTAATAAAGTCCTTTACTTCCCTTGCTAGTGCTTTTATCTCTGTTTTCAAACCGATCCCCACATTGTCAAACTCTGCCATTAGTTGCTCGCTTAAATTTGTCATTCTCTCCAAAAGGGTGTAGTATTCAGCGTTTATTTTTATGATCGCTTCTGTCTTTGCTTCCTTTTGCGCTTCCAGTTTTTCAATCTTGCTTTCAAGATTTTTAATTCTTTGCATGAAATGCCTATAAATCATAACATTTGCAAAGGCTAACAATGTAAATACTATTGTATATTCAGCAAGTTTTGAATAAAAATTAAAGTCGTCCATAGGATTTTATACATGGTGGTTTTAAAGTGGTTTTGGTGCCAAATTTTTAGACAAGGTAAGTGAGAAAAGGTAGGAAATAGGGAAAAGGTTCTAACAAAAAAAAGGGGGCGCATTTTTATGCACTCCCTAAATCTACTTATCAATAATCGGAAAAAGTTATTCGCTTTCTTTAATGGTTGTTTCTAAATCTGCTTTTTCTTGCTGTTCAATTTCTTTAATAACCTCATTCAAGTATTCTTTGCATAGGATTAAATGAATCTCAATACTACTTGCAAGCGGTTTTAAATGGTCGTTATCCGGTTCAATGCTAATATCTTGGAATTCTTTTAGGGTGTCGTTCAGCCATTCAATTATTGCTAAAATTCCCTCTTTTTTGGTGACGTCTGTCACCTTTTTGTATTGCGTATTGTCATTGGTTAAAAAAACAAAACGTTGGTCCTCTTTTTCTACTACAGAGGAATAGAAATAATCTCTAAAGGGTAGGGGTTGGAAATTGGCGTCAAAATTATTAAAAAGGGTATGCGATAACAAAGATCGGACAGAGAGCAAGTTAAATAAAGCTTGCGCAAGCATTTGGTTAAACTCATTTCTTTTTTTCCAACCTTCTAATTTTTTAAAGCCGGCGACTACCTGAGAATATTTCAGGAGGAAAGCGGCGTACTGTTGTGTATGTGCTTTTGCCATAATATGTTTTTTTTTGAAAAAAAGTGGCTGAATTTCAGCCACTAAAAATCAATACTATGAATAGAACTACTTAAATCTTCTTTAATTTCTTCAAAATAAATATTTCCCATTGTAAAAAAATCCAATGCCATATCGTGCGACTCCTGAGCGGCTTTTGTTCTTCCCATTAGAGAGTAAAAATAGGCACCGTCTGCCGCTCCTTTTGCCGCGCCGTAATTATTCCGCATAGCCTGAACTTTTGAAAAGCTAATTGAAGGAACAAACCATTCTTGTTTGTTAATTTGAATTGACTTTGAAAGGCTGCGAGCTTTAGAAAAAGCCTTTATTAGTTCGGCTTTAAACTCTACAACTCGCCTATTGTTTCGGGAAAGAAGGGTGAAAAATTCGGCTTGCTCCTGGGTAAGCAGGGCGTATTTTACAGGTTGCCCACCCGCGCCGCTGTGCTCCTCTTCAAAATTAAGTTTCCCAAAATGGTGTTCTATTGTTTCTTGGTAAGAATCTAATTTGCGCCGGAGCCATTGCCGATGTAAGAATCCTAAACGATGCGCTACTATTCGGCTATCAATAACGGGGACGCCTTGACGGTAGTTTATTTTTAATAACATCGAGATACAAGTTAATTAAACAAAAAAAAAGGTCGCCGCCCGTATCTCGACGAAAAGATATTTACTCGAATACAAATAAGTATTTAAAGGAAGGCGAGCGACCTAGCAAATATTTTGCTTAATTAATTCCTTAAATCTTATTAGTAAGTAATAAAATGAGTAAATATATTTTCGTCGGGATTGCAAATATAAATTAATAATATGTTGTTGTCAAATTTATTTCAATTTAATCAAACGTCCCCTAAGAGGACGTTTGTAAAATATAATGTCAAATTCTATCAAGTTTTTAAAATTAGCGCGTCCCCTTCGAACGCGCTAAATATGAACCGTAGCCCTAAAAGGGCTTAACCCCAATTCTTATACGTCCAAGAAATTGTCAATTTGTCTTTTTAATTCATTCAAATAAACATGCGCTGCCTTTTGAGTTAAATTAAACCGCCCAGGCTTATAGCTTCGCCCATTTGGATAAAATATTTGGTAGTACATGTAATTTCCTTGTAAATCAATAGTGTATTTAATTTCAAAACCTCGATGTATTATTTTTTCTGCCGCTGTTGTCATAGTATAGGATTATAATAAGTAAACATTATCAAGCGAAGGAAAAGGGGGAAGCGGTTTACTTGCGCCTGACAATTGAAAATAATAAAAGTTCACGGTTTTTCCTGAGAAGTAAGCGGCTTTATACCGCCCGTCAATTTCTACTAAAAAGGTGTTGAATAGATTAAGGTCATCTACTCGGGCAAGTCTTCTCGGTTCAACTATTAAGCATTTTTCCAAATGTGTCAAAGAGTCTTTTAGCGGTATAGTTTTCTTTACCTCTTTTTGTATTAAAACCGTTGCTTTTTTCATGTCGCTTTTGTGTAAAATGGGGCGCAAACTCCTACTTTGCGCCCCGCCTAAACACTATATTTAAAAGCGCTTGAGTGGTGAACAATACACTCAAACGGTTTTAAACTCCTTTTGTACGCATTTGGTCCTGTTGCGCTTTTTCTACTGTTAGCAATAAATCCCTACCTTTTAGCACAAACCGACCGTCTAAATTTACATTTGCCGGGGCGCCGCTATTGCCTATCATATCCTTTAATTTGGAAAGTGGGCTAATTACCTCGGGGTCTGTTCTTGCGCCTGGATTGTCGCCCACTATCGCAAGCATTGGACCATAGGCTAGACCACCTTCAGCGAATGCAGGAATACTAATAGAGCTAATCGCTTTATTAAATAGGGCTTGCGCTGCTATTCCTGCGGTTCCTGCTAAAATTAAATTGAAAGGGTAGGGAACGTCTGTAAGCGCTCGTTTTATAGCATTTGCAACTCCTACGCGAATGGCGGCGCCTATTTCTTTTTTAGCCGCCTGGATCGCTGCTTGTCCTAATTTTTTATAAGATGTTTCGCCCCGGTCTAGTAATCCGATTAAATCTTGGAAAGCTGCACCTACTCCCTTTTGTATCAATTTACCAGACTCGCCCAATTTTGCCGCCATTTCGGTAAGGCTTAAAAATCCTTCCTGGGAAACTACCATTTGCTCTTGTAGTTGCTGCTGCATTAAAATCATATTTTGGATAGTTGAAGACATAGGGCTATACCCTTCTTCAATTAGTCCTATGATTGTGCCTTTTAATATATTCAGCTTCTCTTTTGTCACATCAAAACCACTTCCTAAAATAATTCCTTTATTGTTAATTACATCAAACTTTTGTACTAGTTCGTCCATTGGCGTTTTCAGGTTTGAAAAGTTGGTTTTTAACTTTTCCTGAGAACTTCCAATTAATTTAAAAGAGTTGTCAAGTTCAATGCCTGCCGCGTCTGCATTTCGTAACGTGTCGGCGAGTTTTGCGGCTATTATTTCGGCTTCTGTCGCTTTTTGTGTGAATTCTCCTAATCCTTTCCCCTCACTTGGTTTTTTAGCTTTTCCGCCGCCACTTGACGCGCTCGCCGGTTTATTAGAACTAAATGCGCTTACATCTATCGAACTTCCGGCTTTTGCTATTGATTTGTTTATTTGTTTGGCTTGCTCTTGTACATCGTCCGGGATTTTGGACATTTCCTCTTTGTACCCTTCCCGGTAAGCGTTCCCGAGTCTTTTACCTTGTGCTAGTGCTAAGGTTACCGGGTTGGCGTTTACCATTGCTTTACTAAAGTCTGCAAAAGCTTGTTTGAAATTACCATCCTTCAGCGATTGAAAACCAGCGATAAAATTTTGAACAGTTTCCTTTATAATGGACCAAACCTCTTTGGCTACTCTTCCAAGTCCTAATAAAACCGCCCGGAACTTTTGAGATTTTTTATGCGCAATGGCAATGCCTGCACTTAGTGCCGCCACTGCTGTAATTACTATTCCTATGGGGTTTGCATTCAATAAAACATTAATTGCAGCTTGCACGACTCCCCAACTCTTAGTCAGTCCCGTCACTAACTTTATTAAACCGGCTGCGGTGGCGAGTCCAGTTTTAAACATTCCGACTATTTTAAGAGCGGGACCAATGGCAGCGGCAAAAAGACCTATTTTAATAATGTTCTTCTTGGTGCTTTCGTCTAATTGGTCAAACCGTTTAAATAGTTCGGTAATTTTTTGAACAAAAGAAGTTAAGGAAGGTAAAACGGCGGCACCTACGGTCTCCATCATATCACCCAAGGAGTTATTAAACTGTTTAATTGGTCCTAAACCGGCTTTTGCTGCTGCTTCAGCAGAGCCGCCAAACTGGTTTTCGAGTTCCGTTAAAATAATTCCTTGTGCTTCTGCTATCCGGTTGGTTTCTACTAGGCTTTTTATGACTTCTTTTTGCCCGTCTGAAAATTGGATGCCTGCTTTTGTGAGTGCTCCCAGGTTTGCGACTGGATCGTTTAGTGCCTTTGCTACTTGCATAGCACTTGATTGTAAATCATTGCCCAATCTTGCGCTAACATCTAAGATCGCTTTTTGCGCCCTGGGAAATCGTTCCTCGGTGATTTGCGTAAATGTCAAAAGCTGCGCGGTTACTTTACTTAAAATCTCTTCGTCGCCATAGGTTGAAACGTCCTGCAATCCTGCCGCCATATCTTGCAAAGCTTCGCTAGAATGTCCCGCGCTTGCTGCTGTAGATTCTAAACCGGCGTTAACCTGGGCAATGGCTTGTGCTTGACGGTCGAACAATTGGATAGAGCGACCAACAAAGCCAGCGACCGGAATAGTGATCGCATTGGTCATATTGTCGCCCATTTCATTGAACTTCCTAGCAGAGCGTTTTAATTTTCTTTCTGCTTTGGAAAGTCCTTTCTCGAGTGCTTCAATTTTTGCCCCAATTAATACGTTAAGTTCCGCTAGTCTTGCCACTGCCTTTTTTTAAGTTTTTAAAATAGTCGGCGTCCATACCTTCAAACATTTTATCAACTTCTGCCGGTGAAAGTCTTTTTACTTTTTGCTCTCCTGTATTGATTTCTTTTTCCCAGGGAAAAACAATCAAGTCTTTTGCTTCAAGTGTTTGTCCTTTCTTTCTGTGCGGTTGTAATAGTCGTACCGTTTGCCATCTTGTACGCTCCCATTCTCTCTGCTGCAAACTTTCTTGAAACTCGTAAAAGCCCTGCAATTTTAACTGGAATTCATAGGGTGTTAATTCTTCAAATTCCGTAGGGGATAAACCCAGCTCACCAAAAGCCTTTTTTAAGATTTCACTTTCCGTGAGCGGTTTAAGTTTTTTTCCGTTTTGCTTTCTTGTAGCGAACTTGTCATTTCATTTGCCACAGTTTCAATGATATTAATAGCTTTACCAAAGTCTAGATCGTCAATCATTTCTTCTATATCTATAAAAGTAAAATTGATTTCCTTTTTTTCTCTTTTGTAGGCTGCTTCTATCCCGTAAAATACCTGAAGCGGTAAAATTTCCAGGCTGTCGCCGTGTTCCTCTTCTTTTCCTTCTTCCTCACTGTCTGTAAAAGTCAAACCTAATTCTTTCACCTTTCTCCTAATTTTTCGGATTGCTCCAAAGGTGTAAAGTACGGGGTATCTAGTACCGTTTAAGTCGATTGTTGTCATTTTTAAATGTCGCTTTTAAAAAGAAAAGGGATAGGATTTTAACCCTATCCCTTTATATAATTTAGTTCCTAAATCAAAAATTATGTTTCTGTTCCGTGAGTTATTTGCCCGCTACCTTGAAAGCTTATCGAAGCGTCAAAAGTAGATTCAAAACCACCGCCCCGAGAAATGGAAGTAATGTAGACGGTTCCTTGTTCATACTTGTCGCCAGTGACAGCGGTTGACCATTTTGCAGTAATAGCCGTTCCAGCTTGCTGCTTTGTAAAAAGGTCTAAGTATCCGTGTGCCGCGTCTTCTCTAAATAAGATGCCAATTGAACCGGAAAAACTGCGCTTTCCTGGTATAAATTCAGCATCGCCGCCACTATCTTTTGTAGTGGTTTCAATCATGTCTGAAGTAGCCTCAAATTGTACGTCGGTGGCGTAGGCTATTTTTGTACCACCATCATAAAGACCAAATAAGGTCGCGTTAATATGTCCAGTACTTGCCATTATTAGTTATTTTCTGTTTTAGTATTTTCATTTGGTTTCTTGGTAGTTTTGGCGGCGTCTTTTTCCATCTTCGCCAAATCTACAAAGGCACCTTTTTGGTATGGTTTGTGAATTGTGGAATTGTACTCAATTGCGGTTTTGCTTTTCAATAGATTCCTACTCGTTTCGTTATCCCATTCGCCCACCTGTCCAGGCTTTAAAATTCTGCCGGCTGAGTTTTTTAATTCTTTGATTAAAATTAATTCCATTATCTGTGAACTCTTACGTTATAATCAGAAGCTTTGACAAATTTTTCAACCTCCCAATCATACATTTGTGAAAAAGTTAAAAATTGAAATGAATCAAAATTGACCGTGTTTGCGGTTCCGGTGTATCTATCCAATAAATCCCGGATTCGCTGGTCTATCGTTTCCATTTCATCGTGTTTATCAGACCAACTTTCTATTTGTAATCTAATTGTATCTAATTCAGAAACACCGCTTTTAGTGTCTCTTGGATTATTAGCAATTTCTTTAAAAACTATGTAGTTATCCGGCAAAGTTTCCGATTGTGGCGCTATTACTGGATAAATTCGAGTGCCTACAATTGCAGTTAGTGTACTGTCACCGCTAAGTATTGAAAAAATGCCTTTTGCAATCATAGTTTATTTACTGCTCTTTGAGTCAATTTTGTCACTCGCGTTATAATATCCTGAGCCATTGCCGTTTTAGTCGAATTTACCGCCCGTCTAAGTGGCGCTTGTCCGAGTTCTAATTTCATTACAGCGTAATAGCCGTCGAACTTTCGCCCTTTAAAAGTTCCTTTTGAACTTGCGCCCCGTCTTGCCTTAAATCCTACAAATACGTTTTTAGACTTTCGAAAAGTCAAGATTTGCAAGGACCGGCGTAAATTTCCGGGATAGTAAGTAGCCACAATTCTACCAAACCCTTTTGGCGCTCTAATCTTACCTACCACTTTTGAGGTCCCGTATCGGTGGTGCGGCTTTGTGTGTTTTGGAATATTACTACGAGCCTCTTTTACCAATATCCGGGCGCTTTCTCTTAAAGGTTTTTGTAATTCTCGCTTACTTAATTCTTTCCTTAAAGAATGTAGTTTTTTTACTGCCTGAGCTACTTCTATTTCGATTTGCGTTGGCATTATTCTTTTAACAAGGTTTCAATTTTTAGAAATCGGTCAATATTGCCGACTCTTAAAATTGCGGTTACTTCGTACAAATTAGATTTAAATTCAAGTTTCCAGGTCTTTTTTATTTGGGATGTATTAGAGTCGTGGCGAACTGTAAAAACCGTTTTTGTAAATGCGGTTTCTCGGTCTCCTCTCTCTGCTTCCTGTCCGCTTGTCTCTTCTACTTTTGCCCAAACTGTCGCAAGTGTCGCCCAACTATTTTCAATAGAGCCGGACGCGGTTTGCGTTGGTGTCGGTTGCTTGATTCCTACCCGGTCCCTAAGTTCTCCAATTTGTATTTGTGCTTTTAAACTCACGTCAAATCAATATCATTCATTAGCAAGCATTCTACCGCTGTAGGTAGTTTTTTTACGCTGTTTTGCCTGTTTTCGTACATTTCGCCAACGAGTAGTTTAATAGCATTTTTAAAACGCTCGGGAACTGATGCGGCGAGTCCATAACCCACTACATAAGTCACCGTTATCGCATTTATTTGGTCGCCGGTGCTCGGGTATTCTTTTTCTATACCTGGAGCTATTCGCGCGGGATTGCTGATTAAGTCGGTTACATATTCGGCACTACTCCAAGTTTGAGAATCACCCGCCGTGTCAACATAGCCCACTGAAGAAACGGATTGTATAGGTTTTACCCTTAATTCCAGGCAATCAGTAGGAAAACTTTCAAAAACCTGTTGCACTGTTTGTGTAACCAGCTTTTGACTTGTGTAATTTTCAACCCATTGCCTAGCCGCTGCGATATACCCATCTATTAACTCATCCTCGTCGCTCCCATCTACTTTTAGGTGGGTTTTAGCTTCTGCCGTTGTTATCGGTTCAACTGTTGGTTGTGTTGTGACTTTCCAAGACATCTATCAAGCCGGTACACCGGATTTATAAGCTATTACCGTTCCCGAAGTCAAGGTAAAAGACTCAATGTTTCCAAAAACGATTTGACCAGTAGGAAAAGTTACCGCGCTAAAATCAAACGTCGTATTTGTGGCAGTCATAGCAGAAAAAACACAATCAGCAAGAACCTGGATCGCAAAATACCCGGCAGTGTTTGCGCTGGTATCGTTAATCACTTCAAAACCGTTTTGTCCTAACTGAGCGTTTAAAGCTTCGCCGTGATTAAATCTACTGAAATTACTATGTGGGTCTTTTGCTGGCATTATCCGAGTTCTTTAGCTTGCTTTGATTTTGCGCTTTCTCTCTTCGTTCCTTTTACCACTTTTGCAAAGCCGCCATCTAGCAATTTTTGTAAAAGTTCCTTACTGAAGCTTTTGGTATCGGCTTTCTCGCCTGGATGGTAACCAAGTCCAAAAACTGCGGTAGGGCTTTTCTCAAAAATAATTGTCATAATATTTGGATTGAAATTAAGCCGGTTTTTAGCCGGCTTAATCATTATTTTTTAATTACGAAATATCAGCGTCTTTCATCGCTGCAAATGATTCTTCGTGTCTTAGGTCTACATCCCAATAAGAATGTACAACAACCTCAACAATATCTTCTTTCGCGCGGGTGTAAGGATTAACCAAAATATTAACACCGCCCCACTGTCCAATTAACAAGTCTTGCCAGTTCCCAAAAATAATGGCGTGTAGATCGGTTCCACTACCTTTTGTCAAATCACTTGGTACTTGCGTGCTAATGTGAGCACCATACCCGTTTAATTCCATTCCTTGCCAAATGAAGAAACCAGACCCAGCGTCTAAAACGGTCTTTTTCAATTTACCGCGAACGCCTGGAGTAGTGAGATAAGCCATATTTATCACATCGGCGTTATCAATTGCGATTTCAGATTCAAGGTCTATAATGTGGGCAAGTGTTGGCGCTGCTCCATTGGTGCCGCCTGCTACTGAGCCAATACCCGAATAGTTCAAAATACCTTTTGGTTCTGGAGCGGTACCACTACCGTTTATGGCTGCTAAATCTAATGCAGTTTGAACCGCAATTTCTAAATCTCTTCTTACAAACGCTTCGGTCACTGCGTCCGACTGAGTTAGTAAAGTATTACTAACATCGGTAAATGCCGTCAAACGGTTTGGAGTAAGAGAGATTTTATCAAACGTCGCGTCGCTTTCGTCACTCGCCGCGTTTTCAGCTTTCCAACTTGCAGAAGCTACCGCCGTTTGTCTTGGGATGTCCAAATTGCCAGTCAATCCGCTTAAAAGGGTTGCCCCGAGTTCAATCGTTTTCAATCGTGGGCGCAAAGCTGGAATAAGTTCCCCTAAGTCGGTAGCTACGGTATAACCACCGTCTGCATCGGTCCCGACGGTTAAATCACGTCTTTCAATTGTCCCTAAATTGTGGTATCGCTTGTTTGCAGACATAAAGAAACCAGGAACCGCAATTCCTTTAGGGTCAAGCTGTACGCCTGCTTCCTTTGCTTCTCTTACTGCTTCTTGTCTCATTTCTTCTTCTATGCCATCCAATTTTGGGGCGTTTGGCATTTGCGCCTTAATTACTTTCGCAAATCTATATTGGGAAATGAGCTTTTGTTTCTCTCTTTTTTCAGATGCACCGCCTGCTTCGCCTGGGATTACCGTTTTAGCTACTGGCTTTTGCGATCTTGCTTCCTGTTCTGCTTGCTTTTCTAGTCTTGCCGCTCTTTTTTGCAATCCTTCTACCTCGTTTTCCAAAGTTTTGTACTGCTTGTCTTCTTCTTCAGTGTAGTTTCTTTCCTCTTTTTCGACTTTCGCCGTGATTGCAGACATTTTATCAATGTTTTCGCCTGCTTTTTTTCTTAATTCAATTGCCTGTTGTGCTTTTGTTTCCATTTTTGGTTTTATTTGGTCCGTTAGGCTGCAAGAGCACGGACATTTTGATTTTTAAGTTTTAAAATTTGAATTTTGCGTTTTCGGAGTTCAATAAATTTTGTGCTGTCTTCGTTTGGTTCCTGGGTTGTCGTTTGTTCTGTTTGTGTTTCTGGTGTAGGAGTATTTGCCGCTTTTGCTTCGCTTAGGCTTCGCGCGACTACTTCAGTCGTGGAATAAGCCGGAAAAGTTACTGGTGCTACATCAAAAAGGCTTTTAACCTCCTTAATAGAACGTTTCCAAATCGTTTCACCTTCCCTTGTTTCGGGGGTCCACGTATCATCGTTAACAATAAATTGGAATGAACTTTGTGAAATATCCCCTCTTCTAACACTTACTAATAAATCATTCCCAAATGACGTTTCGGGGCTGTCGAACCTATACCACAAACCAACGTTATCAACTCCTATATCAAGCGTCCCGCTTGCGGTTCGGGCTAAGATTGCCCAATCTTGATGGTTGAAAAGCGCTCTTACATCATCATTTAATACGTTGTCAAACGCTCCCCTTTCTATAACCTCCACAAATCCGCCTAAATTCTCGCTTTCTT